TCTGAGTACAATCGTCTGCTATGGAACAGTGGCAACGATGCAGACAAAGACCTTGCACGTAAGCAGAAGAGGAAACTCACATACATTAGTAACATCTATGTTGTGAAAGATCCTACTAACCCAGAGAACGAAGGCAAAGTATTCTTATACAAATTTGGTAAGAAAATCTTTGACAAACTCACAGCAGCAATGCAACCTGAGTTTGAGGACGAGGAAGCAATCGATCCATTTGATTTCTGGAAGGGTGCTAACTTCAAGTTGAAAGCAAAGAACGTTGCAGGTTATCGTAACTACGATTCATCTGAGTTCTCTGCTACCAGTGCACTCCTTGATGATGACGATGCTCTCGAAGCATTGTGGAAGAAGCAGTATTCTTTAGAGGAATTCACTGCTGCTGATCAGTTCAAATCATACGCAGATCTTGAGAAGAGATTGAACAGTGTGTTGAACACATCACGTCCACCAGTAGCAGCAGAAGTTGCAACTGAAGAGGAGGAGATTGTAACTGTACCACCAACACCTGTAACTGCAAGTGCAACACTCTCCGCAAGTGCTACAACTACTGATGATGATGATGCCCTATCATACTTTCAGCGTCTAGCAGAAGAGTAATGGAATACGTCTCATTTGAAGAGACAATCGGAGTCTACGATGGAGATCAATCTGTCGTAGACTCTTGTTTATCTTATGTGTATGACCTAAAAAAGGTCTGCCCTCAATCAGATGGCAACTCAAACTATGGTGGTTGGCAGAAGGACATAGACCACCCTATCAAAGAAGTAATTCTAAGAGAGTTCAGAAAATATATCAAGCACTATATGATAGAAGAACCCTATTGGGTCAACTTCAACAAATTATTTTGTAATATAAACCCTACTGGTGCATCAAACACCATGCATCATCATACTGTGGGTGAGTTTAGTGGTGCCTTCTGGTTGAAAGCAAACGAAAACTCAGGTGATCTTGTTGTCATGAACCCATACCCTAATAAGTTCATCAATACATGCACCATAGCGAAGAGAGACTATAATGCTATGTACTTCACACCTCAGACAAATAGAGGACTATTCTTCAACAGCAACCTCATACATTACGTAGATGTGAACAGATCACTTGAGGACAGAGTATCTATTGCATATCATATTGGAGTGCATTACCTGTAGGCAAAAACGACCTTTGATTTCAAAAAAAGGGCAAAAAAAATTCAGGGCATTTTTTGCCCCTTAAGTTTTTTAGCGAGGTTCTACAATTCGCAAATTATCGCCTTTTTTGAGTTTTCTTGAAATATATTGAGAGCTGTCTTCATATTTCATAATTTCTCTCATATCACTTATAATGATATTTACATATTCTGGTCTTATTACATATATTGATCTTTTATCATCATTTTTCTTAATTTCATATTCTAAATTAGAAATAGAAATAACATCATTGATATTATAATCTGTGCTCTCATATGAGTAAGAGAAGGTAAAATTAGCATCTACTTCTAAACCTGCCTGTAGAGCTAATACACCATTTGGTAATCTTATCTCTTTTGTCTCATAATGATGTATTTGACCTAATTGCACAGGATCGTACTTATTGTCAATATATCTTTGAAAGTCATATTGACTCATTGGCCACTCATCTCTAACATTTATTATATTATTAGAAAGAAGAACTACCCAATCTAACTGATCATCTTCATAAAGTTGGTAAGCGACATTATCTGGTCTGTCATCACCTTCAACCATAAATTTATTGAATGCAGTGACATTCTGAAAAAAGTCCTCACGGATTTTTCCTCTTTTAAAAAGGTTTTTTACAATTATGGTATCATAACTTGAACTTCTCTTTTCAGAGTAAGATGGTAATTCAACGTTTGGGAATAAATCGAAATATGCCATTAGAATCCTATGTCTGTGTTTGAGATTGCATTGTTGCCAGTAATATTTGAACCAAGATCTAATAAACTTGGATCTCTGGAAAAACCTTCTTTTGGTTCTGAATAATCATCTCTGAATATAGGTGTCAATTCATTGAATGTTACACCCATTGTGCTTCTTACTGGTTGTGAGAATGCTGAAGTGTCTTCATAACTTTGATATGTACCATCAGGTGTGAAATCAATTTGACATGAGGTGAGTGCACATATTTTGATTAGATTTAAACTTTTTATTCTTCTACCTCTATTCCTATAAGAAAGTCTAAAAATGTTAGGAGATCCAAGAAATAAAGAACTCGCTCTAGTTCCAGAAGCACCACGTCTTGTTGGTAACATACCTTGCCTAAACCATCTTTGTATTTGTCTAACTACATCCGCTTCTTTTGCATTATTTGGTGCAAAGTCAAAATTGAAGGAGAATGATCTAAGTTGAGGACCTCCAAATAACAATTCTAAGTTAGGATTTAGTGCAGCACCTGTCTGCCTAGTTATAAATTGATCAATATCCACATTTATGTTTAATTGAGCTAACACAGCTTTTGCTAAAGTTGCACTTATAATTGAACCTGCATCTGGATTTGCGGGGTCAGGGTTTTGAACTTGTTCTTTCAGTTGGTTGAATGTGTCACCACCACCTTTAATACCACTTTTCAATAATTCACCGATATTAAGAGTTTCAAGTTGGTCTCTTATTGTTTTATTTGCAGCACTAAAACCAGCAAGTTCTACTGCGTTTGCTCTTGCTTCTCCCCAACTAACTCCATTACTGACACCTAATTTATTTGGAATAGGTAGGGTGCATGTTCCTTGGGGATTTTTTATATTATTATTTTCATCTCTGCGAATATTACTTCCTCTTCTAACACCAAATTGAATCACATTTGGTACACTATTGATCTGTGTGTCCCCTTGCTGCTCCATAATCATACCCTCATCAGTCAACATTTGACCTTCTAGAGGATTTGCGGGAGAATATTCAAATTGTTCAAAAAACATATAATCTTGTGACTCCGTGCCGTCTCCACGAAACATGTCTGTAGGGTAAATTAGGGGTACTGATGGTACAAATTGTGGAGCTTCTATTGGTTCAGGTTCAACATTAGTGTCATCACTTTCTCCATCACCACTTACTTCTTCATCATTATCTAATAAATTTTGATTTTCCAGACCATCTGTAATTTCTTCTCCTCCACTTGTATTCTCTGCAATTCTTTGTTCAAAAACATCTACATCTCCACCCTCTGCTTCAATTTCTTCTTTTACAGATGATATAACTTCATCGTATGCATCTTTTACTACACCTGTTGTATCATTTTGAATTGCATTTGCTAAATCATCATCTAATTTTACAGTGTCAGTATTGGCATATTGTAAAAACATTGGGAATACAGGAACAAAGTGCCATCCACCTTTGTTCTGTGTAAATGTAGGAACTCCTGTATTACCATCAAGAGATATATCTACATGCATTTTTATTTCTTCACCATTTACCGTAATGGTTGTGCTTCTAGTGCATGTCTGAGTAGTTGGTAATGGTGATATACACGTCATTATTTGTAAAAACTTGGAAGGAAAGGTGATGTGGAGATGTCTCTACCTCCTATTGTCTTGACGAAATCTTCTAAACCCATCTCTGCTGCTTTTTCCATATCACTTGTGCTTAAATCAAGAAATGGTGCTTGTACGTAAGACTTTAGGTATTTATTATATCCCGCTAACTTGCTAAAATCACCACCTTGGTCAATAAAACTCAAAATTGCTTTTCTATTGCGAGGTTGCGTATAGTGTAAGTTCACGCCATAAAAGTATCTACCGTCAATAGCAACAATATAACATAAGGGGTTTCTATCGTAGAAAGGGAGTTTTTCACGAGTTTTTGCTGTATATTGAAATATCATCACCTTACCTGGTGAAGGACTACCAACTAACGTTGATGTAGGAAATACATTACTATATTCCAAGTTCTTTCTCCGTTAGTATTTGAAATTGCCACTTGCGATCCTTACAAAAATCCTCTGCTGCTTCCCACTTCGCTTGGTTTTTGGCATATTCAAATACTTCTGCAACATATTTTTTTGTTTTTCTTTTTTGCATTTTTGGTTCTACAACCTGTTTTGCAGGTTTGATTTCTATCACTTTTTCTTGGTATTTGCCCTTTACATCTTTGTATTTTACATAGAAATCAGGAAAGTATCTGTGAATTCTGTTATCTACAGGTGATCTGTATGGTATTACTATTTCTTCTGATGACCACTTCACTATACTCTTATTAGTATCACAATACTGCATGAATTTTAGTTCCCATGAAGACCTATAGACGACTTCTCGAAAGTCACCTTTATACTTTTTATGGTTTTTGGGTCTAAATTTGCCTTTATATGACATACATAGTATGTAATCATCATATATTTAGATGGCAAAGAGGTCAGAAGCATTTAGATCAGGAAGATTTTATTTACCAACAGTAGAATTGACAGATACTTCGACGAAGTTTGGTAATATTACTCCAGCTTTAAATAATAATTATGACGTACATATAAACTTTAATACTGGTAATACAGACCCAAATGAGTCTAATCAACCTACTCTCAAGGGATTTATCAACTCACATGGATTTTATGATCAGAATGGTGGTTCTGATTCAAGTTTTGATCCTGGTGATTATCTAGCATTATTTTGTTCTGAAGCAATTTTACCTGGTTCTGACATAAGAACTGCACAAGTACAGGGACTTAGACAAGGTATAACACAAAAATATGCAACTTACAGAGAATTTCCAGATGTTATACTAACATTTTACTCACAAACAGATTACTATACTAATGATGTGTTCAATGCATGGATGGAATTTATTTCACCAACTAGAACATATACTGGTTATGGTGAAAATACTGGTGATAGATCAGCACCAGCAGCTTACAGAAGAATGAAATATCCAGACACCTACAAATGTGATATGCAAATAACAGCGTTTAGTAAGGACGTAAATGATGAATTTTCTAAACTAAACAAGACAAGTAGGTTCAATAATCAATTACCAAGTAGTATAACTTATCACTTGTTGAGAGCATTTCCATCTAGTATTGTTGCTGCTCCTCTTGCATATGGTAATGCAGAATTGATAAAAACTACAATAACATTTCGATATGAGCAATACTTCATTGATAGAACATCCAGAAAAGGTGCTATACTAAGGGAATCTGACTCTGGTTCTACTAATAAGAGAGATATTCCAATTATCTCCTAAATAGGGTACTAAATAAAGTTACTGAATATTATTATTATGCCTTTACCAAAGGTTGTTGCTCCAACATTTGAATTGCAACTAATTACAGGTAAGAAAGTAAAATATAGACCTTTTCTTGTGAAAGAAGAGAAAGTTTTACTTATTGCTTTAGAAAATGGATCTGATGCTGACATCAGTGCTACACTCAAAAGTGTACTAAAATCATGTATTTTGACTCGTGGTGTTGATGTAGAGAAACTACCAAGTTTTGAATTAGAATATTTGTTTTTGAATATTAGAGGTAAATCGATTGGAGAATCAGTCGATCTACTGGTCACATGTCAAGATGATAATGAGACTAAAGTTCCTCTTACAATCAAATTATCAGATATAAAACTTGACGTTCCTGATACACACACTGACATGATAAAACTTGAAGGTGATGTCAACATCAAGATGAAGTATCCATCAATGCAACAATTTTTGGATAATAACTTCATTGCAGGTGAATTGAGCAGTTCTGATAGAATTGATAGAGCTTTTGATGCTGTTGTTGATTGTATTGACACTATCTTTACAACAGATGAGGCATGGAGTGCAGAGGATTGTACTAAGAAGGAACTCATGAAATTTATTGAGCAATTGAATTCTAAACAATTTTCTATGATAGAGGACTTTTTTGCAACTATGCCAAAGTTACAATACAAAGGAACTGTCCACAATCCAAAAACTAAAAAAGATTCTGAAGTCCTAATTGAGGGTTTATCAAATTTTTTCGCATAATGCTATATCATACCAGTATTGATTCATCTATGGAGACTAATTTCTCCTTGATGCAACATCATAACTGGTCACTAAGTGACATTGAAAACATGATACCTTGGGAAAAAGAGGTTTACGTCAAATACCTTGTGAAGTATCTTGAGAAACAGAAATTAGAGGCACAACAAGCACAAAACGCTAATGCAGACACCTGGTAGACAGATACAACCACAATCTCCTATGATTCCTATAGATCGTAGGATGGGTGGTGGTATTGACAGGTTATTGCAAAGAGCAACAGAAGCATCACAACAGTTAGAAAAACCAAAAGTAACATCTCTTGGTAAAGTCATCTCACAATTAGATGGTATAAGTGGTAATTTTCGAGAGATGAGAAAACAGATAAGAAATGATATTAGACTCAAACAAAGATTTTATAGAGAAGAAGCAAAAATACTTAAAAAAGATTCTGAAAACTTAGAAGGTATAAATTCCAAAGTATTATTAGGAACAAGGCAAAAATTAGCAGGTGTTACAGCAGGGGTGGGAGCAGCTCAATTTGCTAGTGGTAATATAGGTGGTGCATTGGGGAGTGCAGGTATTGCATCTTTACTTATGGCACCTGAGATAATAGAGACAATATCAGGTGGAGTTGTCAAGACACTTGCCTTGAAAGGTTTGATAGGTAAACAAAACCCTACAGCAGGTATAACACAAAACATAAGAGGAGCATCTAGACTAAAAAATCCACTATTGATTACTGCTGCACTTGCTGCTAGTTTGATTATTCCTTCATTAGCAAAAAGTCAACAAACAGGTGACAAAAGAAGACAAGAATTTGCAAGAAAAACTATTGGTGGACGTGAAATCATCAATAAACCAGATGTAACTAGATTTAGGTCACAACTATCAAGATTTGAAGGTATATTAGACAACATGAAAATAGATAAAGAAAAAAAAGAAAGCAGAAATGTTATACCATTAGAAGAAGAGAAACCAGTAGATATAGATAAAAATTTACCAAGAGAAAGCACAAAAAATCAAGCATTTGATTTTCTTGATGTCATAAGAAATAAGAATGAAATGAAGGTAGGAAAAAACCAATGGTGGGATTTCTTTGACGTATTCCGTAATCCAACGAGGAAAGATGGTGAATCTGTAGACAAACTTGAACAAGAAGTTGATAAAGAGAATGATCTTATCAGTATGGAAATCAATGACATAACCAATGAAGGTGATAAAATAACGAATGAGAATATGGATGTTGCTGCTAGATTTATCACTGAAAATCAAAATTTCTTTGGTGACGAGATCACAGAAACTATTGAACCAAACATAGATTTAGTTGATGCATTAGCACAACTTGATATTGGTGAAATCAAATCTGAGATAATCAAACCCAAAACAATTACACAACCTGGTACCACTAATGTTGTAGATTTGAGTCAAAATGAATCTACTCCACAAACAAATTCAGGTTTCTCTGGTGTTGCTGCAAAACCTAGCACTGTTTTTGTCACTACAAAATTCAATTCAAGTGGTGGAGCAGTAGATAAATTCGATGCTGCATCATCACTTAGAACTTATGGTGCCTTCTCATGATAGAGAGAAAAGTAAATCTTACATCTAACATAACACGAAGAGCATCGAGATTCTTATCTGCAGAATTACGTAATAGCACTAGAATAGAAAGTCAACTTTTTGCAAGATCACTTCAAGTCAAAAGAAAACTCGTAGAACAAAGAGATCGTACACTAAAAGCACTATACAAAAGCAGTATAGAAGAACGAAAGAGTAGAGGAGGATACGGGACACTTGGGGTTATAGGTGGAGGTCTAATAGGAAGAAGATTATTACGAAGTAGAACACCCAAGATACCAAGGGTCACCACACCTGTATCTAGGGTGGGTAGATTAGGAAGGTTGGGTAGAATCGGTCCTCTTGCTGTGTTAGGAACAGGATTAGATTTTGTGGGTAGAAGAGCAGAAGGTCAGACAAATTTACAAGCAGGTCTAGGTGCAGGTGGTGGTCTTGCAGGTGCACTTGCAGGTGGAAAAGTAGGTGCTCTTATTGGAACTGCAATTGGAGGACCTATTGGTACTGTTGTGGGTGGTATTGGTGGTAGTATTATTGGAGGACTAGCAGGTGGTAGAATAGTAGACATGTTCTCTGGTGCAGATAGAAGAAGACAATTTGAAATACAGAGGACTTTACTTGCTACTCAAAAAACACTATTTTCAGATGCTTTAGATGATTTGGATAGAGTATTGAATAAACTTGATGAGAGAACTTCGTTTGATGATATGATTCCAAGAAAAGATGATGATGATCGACCTCCGATAATTAGAAAAATTTTCCCAAAAGGTGTTTATGGTGGAGAATTAACTCAAAAAAGTAGAGCAAGATTGATTGGTGAAGAAATTGCCAAATATGCTGCTATTGCAGGTACTATATTTCTTCTCGTGCCAACAGATCCCTCAGATTTTTGGACCACTTTACCATTATCAGCCAAGTTGACTTCATTGGTAAAGAGCACAAGATTATTCAGACTACTATCAAAAACTAAATTTCTAACACCTGGCAAAGAGATACCTAAAGTGTCTCAAAAGGGTCTTCAAGCACAAGCAGAGAAAATTCTGAATAGTATGGGCACATTCATCAAGAAAGAAGTTCCTAAATTCAAGATTACAAAAGGAAGAACTAAAATAAAAGGGAGAAAAGTATTAAAGAATCAACAAAAAGTCACCTTCTCTGACAAAGTTGAAAACACAGTGATCAAACCAAAACCTGGTGAACTTGAAAAAACGTTGAAATTGATTGAAAGACTCAATAATAAAGCGAATAAAACTATAAACCCAAAGAAGAAAAGGTTTTATCAAAAAAATCTATTCAGAAAATTAGATATCAATAAAAAAAGTGAAAATATCGATCCTCCAAATATATCAGAAGTTCAAGGTGAAGGTTCAACTGATATTGCTCTAGCACCTACGAATAATATATTTCTTATAAATCAGGCAAATCAACAAGAACAACAAGTAACACCAATAATAGTGGGTGGTAATAATCGTATAGGTAAGAGTGGGACTAATTCTTATGAAAACGCCTCTAAATATGCTGAGTTGACAGCACTAATGACAGTATGAATACTAAAGTCATCTGGACAAAAGGTCATAAGATAAAAGATTTCCATCTCTTTCCTCGTGGAGGGAGAGGAGGTGACTATGTAAACTTACTAGGTCAAATACAATTTGTAAAGTATTATGAGGATGTAATTGATCCATCAATTCATGTAGAAATAACAATAGCAGATCCATTTGGTATTATAAATCAAGCACCGATAAGGAGTGGATCTGAAGTTGACTTGAAGATGACACACCCTAGTCAGGATGATCAAATTGAACTAGAGTTGATAGTAACTAATATTATAGGACACCTGATTGATCAAAAAAGAGAGATTTATACTTTAGTTTGTGAAACAATAGGTTCACTATCTAATCATACTAATAGAGTTTTTGAAAAATATACTGGATCTATCACAGCATCAGTAGGTGAAATTATTAATAAGAAGATAAAAGGTAAAATGAAATTCATGGATACAACATCTAATACATTAGAGTTTTATGGTAATTATAGAAGACCTTTCAAAACAATAGCGGATCTTTGTAGAAAATCAATTTATAGATCCTCTGGAGCAGAAGAAGGTAACGAAGGAAGTGCTGGATTTTTATTTTGGGAATCACTAGATGGATATAATTTTAGAAGTATTGATTCTATATTTGAAGGTGAAGCTAAACACACATATCAAATGTCACCATTTAAAGAAGGATTAGATGTTAAAAATAATTTCATGTTGGCGAGTGAACCAAAATTCAAAGAGAGTCATGATCTAATAAAAAAACTGAGAAATGGAACGTTTAGTAGTGCTAATTGGTATTACGATGTATTGACAAGAAAAGTAAGATTCCATAATTTCAATTATAATGATCATATAGTCAAAGCAAACGAGGACGTTCCAATCTATGAAGGTGCTTTTTCAAGAATAATATTATCAACTCTAGACAAGGGGACTACAAATATAAATCCTAATGGTTTGGATACTCTGACACCTCAAAAACAAGCAGAATTTCAAGCACAAGCAAGTGCAAGATACTCTGCTCTATTTTCACAAATCATTGATATCACTGTTCCTATGAATGTATCATTGAGAGCAGGTGATATATTAGACCTTCAGTTTCCTAGCATAAATACTGATAATAAGTTTTTGAATTCACCTGAATCTGGCAAATATATGATTGCTAGATTATCACACGAATTTGGTAATGCCGACGGTGATTTCACTGGACTTTCTCTTGTTAGAGACTCATTTACCATCAGCGAGTAACATGAAAAGTATCGAAGACCACATCAAAAAGGATAAAGAAATCCTAGAAGATCCTAAGACTTCTGAACCAATACGTCATCATATCGAGGATGAGTTGCATGATCTGGAAGAATATGCAGAGCATCATAAAGATGAAATTGAAGCAGGTGATCATCACGATCCTAATGTCTTAGAAGTATTCTGTGATTTACATCCTGATGAACCAGAGTGTTTAGTTTATGACGACTGATGCTTGAAACACGTCACTCTAATATAGAATTTTTTGGTAAGGATGGCTTCCAGTGGTTTATAGCACAGGTAGCACCTGATAAAGTGTGGCGTGATGAAAACAATCAAAACTTTGATAATGGATTTAGAGCAAAGATAAGAATATTAGGATATCATCCTGGTGAGAGTGAGAAGGAAGGTGGTATATCAGATGAGAATTTGCCTTGGGCACACTTCTTAGTATCACCGCAGTTCGGTGCAGGTAATAATAATACTGGTACATCATTTGCATTGCAAGGTGGTGAGATGGTTGTTGGGTTTTTCCTTGATGGAGAGGAAGCTCAGCAACCTGTTGTTTTTGGATCTTTCTTTGCAAACTACAATATAGATGATCTGGTATCATATAAAGATGCACTAAAAAAAGGCACGACAGGATTCAAAGCATTAGAAATAGACCCCAATATTGATAATGGTGATCATATTACTATAGTAAAACAAGAGAAAATATTACAGTCTGGTGTTATTGTCGATAGTAATGAACAGGTGCGAGATCAAAATAATGAGTTAAAAAACACTATAGAACACCACTTTGACAATAAAACATATGAAATACCAAAACCAGAGATTTGTGAAAATGCTAATAAAAAAACAGGAAAGATATCAAAATCTCTTCAAAAATTTTTCGACAAGATAAACAAACTTGAGAAGTTTGCTGATGGGTATATAGACCCTGTATTGAATAAGATTGTAAACATTGACAAAGAGATTGACAAGGTATCTCAAGAGATATCAAATGCTATGTCAGGTATTATACGTGGTGCAAGATTCAAATTATTTGATGAGATAAACACAAAGGTTGATGATGCTATAGATTTTCTTGACCCTAATAATCTTATCAAAAATCTTGAGATAAAGAAAGCAAAGGATGACATATACTGTGCTATTGAAAATATACTAAATGGATTGAAAAACGTTGTTGGTGATTTTCTCAAGGGATTATTGGGAAATATTCTTAGTTTCCCACTATGTGCTGCTGAACAATTCTTATCAGGTTTGATGTCTAAGTTGAATTTTGATATACAAAATAAGATAGGTGGTTTACTAAGTGGTCTAAGTAAGTTCACTGGATCAGCAATGCCAGATTTCCAAAGCATGATGACAAAAGCATTAGGCGGTGTTGCTGCAGCACTATCTTTATTCAAATGTGAAGGACAAGAATGTGATCCTAACCCTGCAGACTTCATCACAAATTCTGGTCCTGATCCTAAGAAGATGTTGAATTTCAATAATATGTTGAATAAGTTCACAACATTGAGTGGTAGTGGTTTGGTTGGTAAGTTGACTGATTTAGCAGGTCTATCATTCCCACAGGTTAGTCAAATAGGTCCTAATGTAGGAGATTTTGCTGGATCATCACCTCTTGAAGGATTGGTAGGTGGATGTAGTCCAGATAAAGATAAATCATGTGGACCTCCACGTATTGAGATATTTGGTGGAGGTGGTTTTGGTGCTGCTGCTGACGCTGTAATCAATGAGACAGGTAACATTATCGGTGTAAACATGACTGATTTTGGTTTTGGATATACTGATAAACCATATGTAACATTCATTGATGACTGTAATAATGGTAGGGGATCTGCGGGTATTGCAATTATGGATGGAGATAAAATGATAAATGTAGGTATGCTTGAGACTGGTGGTGGTTACTTGTCTGAGGGAACTGCCGATGCGTCTGGTGTTGATGTAATAGGTGAGGTTGTTGATATTAATATTATATCAACTGGCACAGGTTATGAAGAAGGAGATTTGATTGTTAGCGACAGTGGACAATCATTGACACCTATCATAGAAAATGGTAGGATAGTGGGTGCTAATGGTAAGATAGATCAAGGACTCACAAAGATACCTGCACTTACAGTGCAGACAAATACAGGAGTGGGTGCTAAGTTACTTGCTATAACTAAGTTTGTCAAACGTGAAGAATACACTGATCCTGTTGTGCCTGATGCACAATTGGTAAGAGTAATTAGTTGTCCTAGGTTCTATTAATGGCAGAAGAAACAGAAAACAAAACTAAAGTTCCCCCGATAACCATTCAACACTCTGAGTGTGGTCATCTAACCTTCGGTGATGAAAAGGCAAAGGATGCACAGAGACCCAGAGATGTTGGTCTTTATGGTGGTGATAGTCAAAAACTAAGACTCTTCAGAGACGGTGGTTTTGAATTATCTTCTAGTGAAAGTCAGGGTGTAAATCAAACTAAAGGATCTTCGATCATGCAGGTTTGTGATGATGCACCTCTAACAATAAACTCAGAGGGTGATATTACCATCAGAGCAAAGAATAAGTTGATACTCAAGGCAGATCTAATAGAAATACAGTCAGATCATGCAAGTGAAGATGGTGTCACCATCATGGCAGAGCATGATATCAAACTCAGAGCAGGTAATAATACTATTATAACATCAGATAATATAACTATAGATGCCAAAGAGAGAATCGTTTCACATTCTGAGGGATGGCAGATATTGATTGGTCAATGTATTAGATTACATGAACCAGTTACTAAGTTGTGCCCTGCACCACTTCTAGATTATATAAATGAACAAATAGCAACACTAAAAGGATAATGGCAGGTATACGTGACCTAGACAGTGGAAAAATCTACATTGGACAAGAGATTCCAAAGTTAGATAGAGCTGTTGACACCTTGAATGGAGATAAACCTTACGATGGAACACTGGCAGTTACAGGTCCAACGTTTATTGGTGGACACTCAACAAATGCAGCAGGGGTGCTCAATGTAGGTACAGCACTAGGTGATTTCAAACCTAATACGGATGGTAGAGCAGTAGATATAGAGGGTGATGTTAATATAAAAGGTGAAAAGGCAGTGAATACAGTGTATATTGATGGTGATGTATATGTCACGGGTGATGTGGACTGTGGTAATAAAGGGAGACTCGCTTCTAGATTCGCAACTGCTGACAGTTTACCCAAACCATTCGACATGGTTCATCCTACCAAGGGTGAAGGACATAGACTAAGATACGCTTGTATTGAGGGACCTGAGGTTGGTGTATATTTTAGAGGTAGAACTCAAGATAACGAGATTATATTACCAGACTACTGGAAGGATCTTGTAGTAATTGACACTATCACGGTTCAAACACAATCAGTGGGAACATCACAGAACATAGTGGTAAAGGAATGGGATGATAGTAAGATAACTCTAGAGGGTGTGACTGATTGTTTCTATCATGTTTATGGTGAGAGGAAGGATGTGAACCCACTTGTGGTAGAGTATGAAGGACAAACTTGGGAAGATTATCCAGATCCAAAATA